TTCCGCCTGAAACTGGCCTCCACTTGTATATCTTGCCATCACCAGAAAAACAAAAGATTAAATCCTCACCCCAGTTATCAAAGGAGAAATGACCTGTGTCGAGAGGTAATCCAGATTGACTTCTAGCATCGCCATAATCTTCTACGTTATAGTGATATGCACCATAACCAAGAGGATCATTAGAGGCATCGTTTACAAAACCAGATGGTGTTATATCAGTCCATGTGTTGTCGTATAAGACATAAACTTTTTGTCTTGTACCAACTGCTAAAACAGATGCACCTAGGTTGTCCTTATAGGCATACATACCTATAGGCTCACCATCAAGCGCTGTAGTTTTTAGTTTAGACCAACCACCAATAGGTTTAAGAAATCCGTTTTCAAAACGCACAAGATTGCCGTCAACCCAACGACCTTTGTTAGCATAGTCAGTACCGTTTTTGACTATGCCAGCGGGCGGAGTTACAGGCAATAGTGCCATGTTTAACCTATAGTTTTAGTAACAGATGTTGGTGTAATCAGTAATGCGATTTGTGCGTCTAATCCAGTTTTTAGATTAGCGACTTCATCATCACCCATACCTGCTGTAACCCAACCAGTAACTGTGTCATTGGTAAGATCTGCAAAGGGTACAAAACTTGATATATCGTCTGCATTAACGCTATGAGTACCATAAACAGAAGCTGAATAGTTATTACCTTCAGCGTCTTGTTGATCGCTCTCTGCGTTTAATCGCCAATGTACGTTGTAAACAACGTCTGAATGACTGTCGTGTGTTGGATATGTGTCAACTGTTTTGCAATCCCATGTATATGTATTTGCCATTATTAAACTCCTGCGTTTTCGTTAGCTGTTTTCTTAGCTGCTTTAATTGTATCAGTCCATACTGTGTTTGCGATACCTTGAACCTCTGCTGATTCACCAGACACGTCTGTATCTGTATGTGTCCAACTATCGTCATCGTTTTTTACAGAGCTTACACATTCTAATGCGTGTCTATGAAAAGACCTTGAAAGCTCTACACCATCTTCTTTGATGATTGTAGCTGTTCTTATTTGTATAGTTTTGTAGTCTCCTACAACTTCTATTTTATCTTCTATTAATTCTTTTGTTATTGCCATTCTATTTTCTCCTATGTCTGTACCTAGAATCCACTAGGTATATTAGTTATTAAGTTGATTTATATGTAACACTTACTCTATAAAGTAACCCTGTAGTGCTTGGATTATGACTACTTCCTGAATCACCTTCGTTAAAAAAATTTATAACAGTATCACTTTCTGCTGCTGTACAATTTATACCTGCAGTTTCACAAACTACTGTACCGTTCCAACCAAATACTGATGCAGTAACATCATCTGCTACTGTAAAAGGTAATCCACCTATCGCATTACCTGAAAAATTTACATCAACATAAAAAACTGCTTTAACATGAACAATGTTACCAACTTTTACATAAACTCCTTCAGGTGTTCCAGTAAATCCTCCTGTACCACTCGCTACAGTTGGAGTCCAAGTACCTTCTTCATAATCGTCAAGATGGTTTGCTGAACCTGTACCGCCATCCATGTAAATGCCTGTTCCTGCACTAAGATAAAGATTACCTGCACCACCTGAACCAACATAAGTATTACCATTTAAGAATGATGTACCAACTACATGAAGTTTATCAGTAGGATTAGTCGTTCCAATTCCAACGTTGCCTGAAGTGTCAAAAGTTGCTCTCTCTACATCATTTGTAAGTATAGTAAAGTTATGATTTGATGAAGTTCCTACATAGGCTTGTGATGTTGTCGTATATAGTCTAGCTGTTTGTGTTCCATTACTAGTCTCATAGATACCACCATTAGAACCAGTTAAATCTAAAACTGTATAGCCTGAAACTGATGCAGGACTAGTCGTTCCAATTCCCACGTTTCCTGATGAATCAATACGCATTCTTTCTGAACTGTTTGTAACAATTCTTGCTACATTACTTGCACCTAATATATTAAAGTTGTTTGTTCCACCTATAGAGCCATCATCATCTCCAAACCAAACAGCATCAAGGTCACCACCTATTAATGCAGTTTTACCACCTGAATAACCTTTAAATTTAGCACCTATAAAGCTAGTACCACCAAAGGTTTCTAGAACTGCACTAGGATTTGTAAGTCCAATTCCAACGTTGCCTGAACCATCAATTCGAATTCTTTCTGCTGAGTTGGTTGATACAGATAATGTTGCAGAAGCAGGAGAGTAAATTGATGGAGTTGTGCCACCAGTAGAACCATTACCATTTGAAAATTGTGCATTATTAACATGAGCAGTACCATCTTGTCTAAGTGTTACAGCATCTGAAGCGTTTGCAGTTGTTGAGCCTGTAATAACATTGCCTGAAGAATCAATACGCATTCTTTCTGCTGTTGAACCACCGCTAGGTTGTGTATAAAAAGCTATTTCAGAGCCAGTAGAACTATCGTAGGTTAAAAATCTTGCTAAGTTTGTTGAATAATCAATTAATAAGCCTTCTGATATTCCTGCTGCTGCTGCACCCTCAACACTTAATCCACCATTTACTGCGAGTTTATTTGCAGGACTAGTCGTTCCAATTCCAACAGCGTTTGCAGAAGAGTCTACAAATAAAGTTCCACTATCCCAGTTTAAATCTCCAGTACCACCTGTAAGACCTGTAAGCGTACCAACACTTGTAATATTAGGTTGTGCTGCTGTAGCTAGTGTGCCTGTGATAGATGTACTTGCTGATAGAGTTGTGAATGATCCTGCGGCTGCTGTAGTACCACCAATAACAGAGCTATCTATAACTGCTCCGTCTAGGTTCATAGCTACTGAAGTACCAGTAGCACTAAATAAACCATCAACAGTATCGAGGTCAGCGTTTAGCTTTGTACCCCAAGTATCAGTAGATGCTCCTACTTCTGGTTTAGTTAAGTTTAAATTCGTTGTAAATGTATCTGCCATAAAAAAATTCCTTTAAGCTGCGTCTTGTTCGCCTAATTCATTCCAAGTAGTCGATGGGTTAGACTGATCTTCCCATGTTGTACTTGTTTGTAAATCTGTCCATGATGTATCTGGATTCGCTTGGTTTGTCCAGGTATCGGCTATTATATCTTGTTCTGTCCATGTTTCATCAGGAACAATTATATCTTCCCATTTTAGACTACCAATTGCATTAAATCCACTTGTTTGTGCAATTACAGATGCACCTCTGTCTATCTGTCTACCGTCTGCATCAAAGCCACTTACACTAGCTAATGTAGCTGCTGCACTTATGGTAAATCTACCAGTAGCTGTAAATCCTGATACAACTGCAATAGTTGCTAAAGCTTTATCTATTTGTGTACCTGTAGCAGTCATACTGCTTGTTGCAGCTATTGTTGATGCTCCTGGTATTAATTTAGTTGGTACTGCGGTTACACTAGATGTAGCTGCTATAGTTGCAGATCCTAAATCTATTTGTGTTCCTACTGCTGTAAACGCAGATGTTGCTGATATGGTTGCAGCACCTCTATCAACCTGTCTACCAGTAGCTGTAGCACTAGATACTGCACTAATAACCGCCTGTCCGCGATCTATTTGTCTACCAACAGCGCTAAAAGCTGATACTGCACTTATAGTAGATGCAGCAAACTTAACGACTTCGCCGTTACCAGTAAAGTTAGATGTTTGTGCTAGGGTAGAAGCACCAAGCTTAATAACAACGCCAACTGCTGTGACGTTTGATGTTGATGCAATAGTTGCTGAACCAAATCTTTTTACAGATGATTCAGCAGTAAAACCTGTTGTTGATTGTATGGTGGCATCGCCAAATTGAAAAACAGGTTGTCCGTAATGAGACTTCCCATAGCCACCATAACCATAGCCTACTGAGGCCATTATATTACGCTAATGTTATATCTAAATCGCCAGCGTCAAATCTGAATACATCACCTGTACTTACAGTTTTAGATGTTGTTAAGTTTGCATAAGCTAATAGATTACCGCTTGATGAAGCGTCTAAAATACCAACTGCAACGACTGTACCATAATCTGCTGTAGCTGTTGGATATTCAATAGCTGCTGAGTTTGTTGCTTCAGTTGGGTTAGTACCAGATACGGTAAATGCAGCAGTTTGTCTTGCATAAGAACCGCCAGTTACTTCAGTACCGCCACCTGTGTCTGTAGGTGCTACAGTATATAAAGCAACATATAATGTTCCTGGTGCTGTATAA